AGCGTGGCTTTTTCCAGATCGGTATTGTATTTTGCCGTGATTACATCGCGTTCTTTTTGGACTGCATCATTCAACGCAGTAATGGCGTCGTCTAAAAATGTTTTAGCGTTGTCCGCTACGGTTTGCAGCTCATTGGTAATCGCTTCGGCCATCGCTTGAGCGGCCTGTTCCGCTGCATCGGCTGCCTGTTGCGCCACTTCTGCATTGTATTGCGCCAAATCCTCTTGATATTGGGCCAATGCGTCAGCGTTGGCTTGATTAGCGTCTTCGATTGCCTGGGCATTGACGGCTGCACTAGCTTCGATTGCGGTGTAATAATCATTAGCAGCACCGGCCAGCTTCAATAGCAATACATAGCGTTGCTGATCGGCTTCATTATTTAGGTCCAGCGCTTCCAATACGCTACGGTATGCGTCCCGGGATTTTGCCATCCTATCAATAGTGGCTTGATCAAATAGCCCGCTTAATGCGGTTTGCAGCTTGTTGCCGTTGATGATCTGCTGCTCGGTTTCCGCATAAAAGCTGCTGAAATAGGTGCTGAATTGCGATTGCAACTCGCTCAAGCCGCCCGCTGCTGTAGCCAGGCTATCGGCAAGCACATTGGCATTGCTGCCCAACATAAATCCGGACACGGCCAATATCTCGCTGACTGCCTGAAGATTTTCAGCCGCCAATTGTGCCGCGGCCGCCATTTTTTCGGTTGCCTCCTGTTCCTTCTTCAGTGCTTCAGCCAGTGCGATGGCGGCCGCCGCGCTGTCTTGCGCATCATAGATAGCCTGTTGCGTAGCCCTTAAGCTTTCATCCATGGCCGCCAGTTCGTCAGCCCTTTTTGCGGCCAAAGCGCCAGCGGCGTTGCCTTGTGCGGTCATTAATTCAATATCTAATGATCGTTGCTGCTTGGCCAGTTCCGCGGCTTTTTGCTGTGCTACCAACAAGTCTTCAGCGGCATAAATAGCAAGCTGCATGGGTCTTAGGCTTTCTTCCATAGCGGCCAGCTCGTCTTCACGTTTAGCGGCTAATGCACCGGCGGCATTGCCGGTAACCTGCATGTATTGAATGTCCAGCCCGCGCTGTTGCTGGGCCAGTTTTTGCGCTTCTTGCTGTAGTATGAGATTGTCTTGCGCGAGATAGATTTGCTCTTGCAGCGGCCTTAAGCTTTCATCCATGGCTTCCAGTTCTTTTTTGCGGCGCTCAGCTAATGCCTCAGCGCTTTGGCCGGTGGCGTCCATTAATTGCAGTTCTAAATCACGGCGCTTTTCTTCCAGCGCAAGACGCTCTTCTTCTTTTGACTCAATATATGAATAGTATTGATCGGCCATGGGTGCCAACTTGATCAGTGTAGAGTATTGCTTCATGCCGATATCGGAATTTATATCAACAGCTTCCAGCGCATCACGATAGCCTTTTCTTGATGCTATTATTTTTGACATTCTGTTCGGCCTATTTTCAAATACTTCGGAAAGTTGCCCCGTATAATCGCTTCTATACTCCCCATATTTTTCTATATTTTTTGGATTTGTTCGCTTTGCTACATTGCCAAACAAATTCTTTTCCAGCATCTTGAACTTTTCTTTGTCGCTGTAAAAAGCATCAATATATTGCGAGAATTGTTTTTGAAATTCTTGAATACTGCCCGCCATCTGGATAATGGCATCGCTGAAAGCAAGCACATTTTCAGGCTCCAATTTTAGACCCGATTTCATTAACGCATCGCCAACGACAGCGATTTCTGAAACCAGCCTGATTGCAGTCTCTAGCATCCCTTCACCAAGCTGCTGGTATTGCCCAATAATATCGCCTAAAACTACGCCAGCCATCGTATCGATAGCGGATGAAATCACGCCGTTGACTTTCTTGACCGCCTCCTCTCCAGTCATTCCCAGCAAATCAATTTTAATAGCCGGGATAATATAGGCGCTGAGCTGCTCTGAAAAGTCCATGCCGATTTGTTGTCCCAGGGTCTTGGTTACTTCAAACATGGTCGAACCGATGCTATTGAAGACATCGGAGATGGCCAGGGTAACTTCGTCGGTCATCGGTGAAAACGTATCCGAGAAAGTAAATTTGGTGCCTTTTTTATTGCGGGCCATATCGGTGGTGTACATTCTACCGAATATTTCAGCTACACCATTGAGGATGTCACCGACATTGACCGAATCGATCAACATACCGCCGCCGACAATTTCGTGCTTGCTTTTGCCCAGGTTTGGGCCGGGGTCGGTGCCGGTGAGGTAGCCTGTCTGAAAAGCCTTGGTGATCACGTTAGTAATACCGCCGGACAATTTAGCAACACCCTCATTAATGCCTCGCAGCTCAGCGTATTCGTCGGCATGTATGTCCTCCAGCAGCTCCATTACATTGCCCAGTGACTTTGATTGCGCCTTGGAGTCGCCCAAAACCGTGCCGGTGTCGGCTGATTGCGGTGGTGGTGGAGGGGTTTTTGCCGATCCTCCACCGCCTACTGATGCAATTAATGCTGCCATCGCGGCAGCCATCGCTGCAAGTCTGGCAAAGGCTGAATAACCATCACCGCCGCTTGCTGCGGTAGCAATGGCTAACGCTGCCTGTACAGTCAACAACGTCAGTGTTACTGCTTTCATGGCAATAGCACCGGCAGAGCTTTGCTCAAATAAGCCCTCTGTTGCGCCGGAAATCAAAACCAGTCCATCCAATTGCTGGTTTAGCGTTTTTTCTTGTAGTTTTTGATAGTCTTCTTCATATTTCTTTTCGGCAGTTGATTTCAGCTTAAGCTCTTTTAGGTAATTTTCCGTGCCTTTCTTGCTCACAGGCAGCGCATCAATTTCTTTCTTTTGGGCCGCCAAAAGATTAAATTCATTCTGTGAATTAGCTATGCCTTTGCCCATGTGCTCAAGTGCGCCCACCAATCTATTTACGCCGCCCAAGGAGCTATCAAATATCGCCCCGATGACATCGCCCAGGCCTTGCATACTCTCGGATGCTGAATCAATGGAATCCACATAGCTTTGCACGGCTTCACGCGCCGCGTCAGCCGCTTCCGCCTGCTTTTCCAGATCATTATTGATAGCGTTTTGCTTGATCAATGGCGCGGCTTGTTCAGCACTCATGCCCTGAGCCTTCAGCTTGGCGGCATAATATTCTTCGGCGGACAAAGTCAGTTGCTGGTAGCGGTCAATCAAGGCTTCCATTTCGGTTTTAACCGCTGCATCGATTTTTTCAGCTTCTTTTACTTTCTCAAGCGCTATCGCCAGTTCATGCGCCTGCGTCAAAAACTCAACCTGAAGGCCGCTTCTGACTTTAGCGTCATCCATTGCCTGCGCAATCTGTTCCGCAGCAAAGTCCGCGCGCTGGGTAGCGTTCATGCCGATTTGCGCGGTCTCAGCCCGGAGCCGCTTTATGTAGTCGGCTGATGATTTTATCGCCTGATCGTAGTTTCTTTTGGCTTCTGCGGTAGCTGCATTAAGCACTTGTTGCGCAGCCGATACGGAAGCCGATCTTGCTGAATGGCTGGCTATCTGTTTTTTGGTGCTTTTATCGGTGATTTCTGCCAGCCAGTTTTCGGTATCGGCAATAGCACGGGCGCTGGCTGTCCGGATTTGCTCCTCTTCAGCGGCGGCGTTTCTTTGCGCTTCCAGGGATTGCACCAGCTTGTCGGTCGATGAAGTATCGACCTCAATGCCAAACTGGCCCAAAAAAGCCTGCTTGGTAATAGCCATGTTTTTCAGAGTTTCAATTTGATTATCGATGCTGGAGCCAAACGCGTTGGTCAGCGCATTGATGGATTCGGTTATGCCGGTGACAATCGATCTTATAAGGCTTTCTGATTGATCATTTAATAGCGTATCCTCAAATTGATGCCAGGCATCAGACAGGTTGCTGATTGCGCCGTTAAGTGTATCCATGGCCTGCGCATTGGAACCGCTAGCCAGCTCGCCCATTTTTATAATTAATTGATCAATGACATCACGGGTAATCTGGCCTTTACTGATCAGGTCGGTCAGCTCTTCGCCGTTTTTGTGCGTAACCTGTGCCAACAGGTCATAAATTGGAATGCCTCGCTCAGCCAAGACAACCAAGTCCTCCTGCTGAAGCTTCATTTTTGAATAAGCCTGCCCCAGCTGCAAAGCAATTGCGGATAGTGTTTCTTGTGAGCCACCCAGCTTTGAGGCCTGGTTGGTCAATGCCTCCATCACCTGGCGCGTGGGCTCTAGTCCCATGCCTTTCAGTTTGATGAAGGTTTGTGTCAGCCCCTGCACTTCATAAGGTGTATTTTTGGCAAAGTCTTGAATAAAGGCAAATGCCGAAGCACCGCCAGCAGCAGAGCCTGTCACCGCTTTCAGGGTTGCCCGTAAAGTTTCCATTTCACGATTGACACTCAGTATGTCGCGCGCAAGAGCTGCAAACGTAATGCCGCCCAACAGCGCACCGAACTTGCTCAGAGTGGACGCCATTTCGGCAAATTGCCGGTTTGACGCTTGTACCGCTGCGCCGGTCTCGCCCAGGCCATTGCGAATACGGTTCAGCTCACCCGTAACCTGGCCGCTGCCATCGGCGCGAATGGTAATGCCAAGTCTGATGTCGGAGTTGCTCACTTCTTCTTCCTCTTCTTGTTCAGCTCATCAACAATAGTTCTTGAAAACAACATCACGCCACGAAAGACCTCTGCATCAATGGCCATGCCAGCATAACCCCATATCACCTGCGCGGCCTGGTAATCCAGGCCGATTAAATCGCCCATGCCCGTGTATTGCCAGGCGCAGCCGTCGAGTATAAAAAAAGCTTCAAGAACCGGGGCATTGCATTTGAAAACCTCGAAATGCTGTTCTTCCTGCTCTTCAAGCTCTGGGAGTTGGATGCCCAATATCGCGGCATCCTCGTCCAGCTGATCGGTATTGCTGTCTGACGGCTGATTACAATAGTATTCAGCCGCCTCTATCAGTTTTTTCGTTTCAGCGCTTTGCCGGCAATCGATTCAAAAAAGCCTTTGACCAAAGCGCTGCGGACAAACGGTACCGAAAGAACCAGGTCTTTGTTATCTTCGTTGAACGGAATGCTTGCGCCTGCCTCGTCCTTGAATGCTTCCTCGTCCCATCCAATCAGTACATCGTGCAAAATGTCAGCGTCTTCCTCAGCCTCATTTTTGATGATTTCATCGATCCGAGACTGCTTCAGCATCTTGAACTTGACGCGAACTTTTTGATCATTAAAGCCGCCGCCGTCTACGGGCTCAGAGATGGTGATCGGCCAGGTGTAGCTTTTGTCTTTTTTGAGGATGAATGCCATTATTTTTCCCTATATAGAAAGGATAAGGCGCGCGGGGCGCGCCCTACGGGGTTGTTATTTGCTGCAAATACGGATGTCGTCGTTGCCGGCTGCGGCATACGGGATAAACATCAAGCTGAAATCCATCATCGCCACACCGTCAGAGTCCGAGTATTTTGGATCGGCCAACTGGGCTTTGCGTGAAGTAAAGCCAACGGTGTTACCGGCGGTCTGGCCATGCTTAACGCAGAACGGCCCGGTTGTTGCATCTTTAGCGATAGTCCACCAGTCTTTAGCGGTTACCGTGGTAGCTTCCAGACTGATATTACCCGCCGGCTTGCGATCGGTAATCAGCACCGATTCATAACCGATCAACTGCCGATAAATAACGCTGTTGGCCATATCAAAATTAAGCGTTTGAATCGCTGCGCCGTTATAGCCCAGCAAGTTAATATCAGTGGTATTGGCCGTGCTGACTGTAACTGGCGTTTGCCAGCCGGTAAAGTCGGCGGTTGGCAGCGTTTGATCCGAGATAGTGCCCAGCAAGCCGGTGAATTTCCATTTCATTTTGGGGATAGCTTTAGCCGTCAAGTCAAAACTTGGATTGCCTTTTGCGCCGAGCAATACGTGCCGCACGCCATCAATATTAAAATAAATGGTTGCCGAGGTACTGGCCACCGCCGTGCCAAAGTCACTATTGGGCAAATACATGACGTTGGCGCCAATCGTGTAAGTCGTTGATGTTGCTGTCGGAGCCGTGGTAATCGGTTTGGCCAATGTAGCGGTTTTTGAAGACCCTACATAAGCGATAATTTCACCCTGCTGGGCACCACCTGCGCCATCAAACACAATGGTCATGCCGGTGTAAAAATCATCGACTGCCGAAGCGCCAGCCGCCAAAACGATAGAGGTGGTTGTGCTGCCGGTGCCACAAGCCCCGGTAATGGGTGCAGCGGTAATGGTCTCGCTAAAGTTGCACGCCTTAAGTAGCAGACCCCATTCCGGCGGCGTTGCTGCCGCGCCGGAGCCGGCTATTTCGGTTTCAAAGGAAAGAGACGCGTAATTCTCAACGCGAATTGATCCGGAACCGCCGAAATAGGGCCTGATAAAATCGCGTTCGACAGATGAGCCTTCGAGCGGGGTAATATCCAACCCGGAACACAATACCGCATCAGCGGCAACGGGGGTTGAGTCCGTGCCATAGGTGGATTCCAGTTTAACGAGAATGACTCGTTTGCGTTGCGCTAATGACATTATTGCTCAGCCTCTGCTGTGGGTTTGGCTGGTTTTTTGGCATTTTTTGCTGCCTGCTCAGCCTCATATTGTTCGATGGGGATTCGGATGCCCTGTTCGGGATCGACTACGAAGGTTCCGGCCTGGCCGGTATACTGGTCTTGCATGGTAATTACCTGTTCAGCAGACAAATTAAATGTTGCTGACAGCATAATGGATGGCCTTTAAACGGGGTATCTGAAAGGATTCAGAACGGCAGGTTTTACAGAGTAGAGCGCACGTGATGGCGGGTGGCGAAATGGTCGGCCCAAAGCATTAAGCCGTCCTGGTAGTGTACCAGCTGGTGGCCGACATACTCCAGCGGATCGTGGCCGGTCGCCGGAACCCAGTTAAGCAAAGCCGCGATCAAAACCGGTCGCAAAGCATCCATGTCTTCAGCTGCGGCGAATCCTGCCATATCCTTGACATTGCGCACCGCCAGAATGACCGAGAAATGATCTTCAACATTATGGTCAATCGCATTAATCAGGGTGTTTTTCCCCGCCATGCCTCTTGGCATCAACAGGCAGGCGGACGGGAACGTTTTAAGCGATTGCACAGCCAAAGGCACAGAGCTGGCGGCTGTTACCTGCCTGAGCGTCGGCATTTGTGTGGAGATATGGGTAATGATAGGCGCCAGCAGCATGATCAATTCCCGGCCGTTGCGATGCACATTTTACTATATTCGTCCTGGTCGCGCAGTGTCATATTCGCATAAGGGTGTGGAGTAGATGATTAGGACAGTGCGTTAACGGGCAAATGCGCGCCCAGCTCCAGCACGCGTCCGGAGGACAGGGTGGCAATGCAGCTCACTAGGTAAACAGTTTGATCAACGCCGTTTTTAACCCGCTGGAAGACTTGCCCGGCAACAATGGATGCGGCGCCGTCCAGCATGGCGGCGGCGCCGGTGTCGGCGCCGGATTTGACCTCCACTGACAGGCTTGCCGTAGTGATGGTTTCGCCCGCGTCCAGGGCTGCGGTAAAGGTAAAGGTTAGCCCAATCTTTTCGACCGGAGTCTTGTTAGGCAATAATTTCAAAGTCACGGGCCCTCCCTATTATGGTAAAGTCTCGTAATTTCGCCACTACGTCAAACCTCGCGTCATAAATGGCTGAGGAGTCCAGGTCTGTAGATAGTGCGGCACTGGCGATAGCCTGGGCAACACTAGCCCCGTCCAGCGACAGCGTCATTTTAATATCGCCGCCCGCTAATACTTGCGCCTGTGCCAAAACGGACAGGTCTAAGCCGTCGGCCAGCACGCCGGATGCCGATGCCTGCGCCTGGCTTGCTACGGACAAGTCTTGAGTCATCAACAACTCACCAGCACCGACCGCGACGGAAATAGCCGCACCAGACAGATTTAATGCACTGGTTAATCCGCCGGCCGCCGTCGCGACCGATACCGAGCCACCTGCAAGTTCCAATTGACCAGTGATTGTCCCCGTCGCCGAACCGGTCGCCGTCGCCGCACCAGATAAATCTGTAGATGCCGTGCCAAGAAAATAAACAGCTTGATTTGCAGGCTCAAATACCTGCCAAGGATTGTCAGATAATCCTTGTACCTCTGTGCTGCTCAGCGCCCGCTGAAAAACTTGCGTAGAATAGATAACGCCTGGCCAACCATCATTGCCGTTCCATTCTGGGTCATCCCCAAGTACGAAATCAACGTTTGTAGATTCTTTATTCCAGGTTATACCCGTCAATGTAACCATCAACACCCCGTCATAGTAAACGGATATGTCGCCAGTTGCTGAGTCATGAACTACTGTTAAATTATGTAATCCGTTCCATTCTGGAGTTATATCAGTAGCACCAGTGCCGCTACTGCCGAAATACAAGATAGTTCCACCGTAGAGGGCTTGCGCTAAAAAAGAATCATTAGCGGAGCCAATATTAAAAAGACTGGAGAAGGGTTTGGTTATCGTAGGTAGATAAGCTACGCAGGATATAGTAAAGCTGTTGTACGGATTAAAGCCCTGATTTGAAAACTTATGCCAAAGTCCGTCGTACGAAAACCCGCGCCCACGGCTATCTTCCACCTGAATAACGGGGTTAGTTCCGCCTCCTGACGATGCCGCCTCAATCGCAGAGCTATTATTGACCGCATTAACCAGCTTACCATCGCTATAGAGTGTCGCAATTAGCAAGTCTCTGGTGATGGGCAGGCTATAGTTGATGCCAACAAGCGTCGATGGCTGGCTGGACCTTACCCTTTTGCCGGGAATAAAAGCCGTCATTTACGCAGCCCGTTGCTCTTCTATTCTTGCCGCAATCGTGATATTTCTTGAGCCTGCCTGGGCACAAGTGCAAGCAAGCTTAAATTTCTTCGCGGCTCTTGGAACGGAGACGGTTCTTCGTGCGGGATCCTCTCCTGGCATGTTGGCCCCGAATGTGTCCAGCACAGTCAAGAACTGAGCATGCTCAGACGTATCGTAATCGTCCCCGGAATTTGCCAGGACATCGCCGGTAGACCATTGTATCCGCCATACCGCCGTATCGCCGGATGCCGGGGTCCCTGCATTATCAGCGCTAACCTGTATAGCCAGGTTAACGCAGGTATCATCCAGGGTCATTACATCGCTAACCACCTCGGTGGCGCCAGTAACGCTCAATGTGTTAGCGGCTGACCATGTGACCTGAGTTGCTACAATTGTAATACCCATTATCGTGCTCCGCTAATTTCCGCATAGCTTATCCTGCCTTCAACCGTCATGATTGACGGGCTAGCGTCTGAGCCTGCGCCAGTTGCAAAAAGTCTTTCAAAAACGGTAGCCTTACGCTTGCAATGTACATATACATTTGCTCTTACTGCCAAGTCTGCCGCCGTACCAACCCACACAGCATCTATACCGGCACGTACATTCGCTTTTGCTGCATTGATGCTTTTTTGACCATTATCGAACATCCATTCCCACACCCTCGCCTTGCCAACTGATAAATTATCAACGCGGGTCCAGTCAAAACCGTTCTGCATGATTTCGTCTTGAGTAATGCGCGTCTTCCAAACTACATAAGCAGGGCTTGCCTCGGCATTGTAGTAATTGGCTAAGGTAACATCATCCCCCGACAAACGAGCCACATCCAGTGCTGAATGTGTCAGCATATCTGTACGTAATATTTCTATTTGCTCTGGCGTCAACATTAGTTATCAACCTGTACTGTTAGTTGTCCCGCAGCAAACGAGGCGGTTACGCCTGTAGTAATAGTGCGCGGTGCGGCAAGCGGCGCATAAACCATAAGATTGCCCGCGGTTGGATCGTCCCAAATGCCGAAATGTGTGGCGGCTGGCCAGTTGGCAGTTGCCTCTGGAAACGTGACAGCGGCAATATTGCTAGTGGTTCCATTGCCGCCAGATGGCGCTGACCAGTTGGCGTCTGAGGGGTTATTCGCTACGCGGGCATAGCCGCCTCCCGTTAATTCAGTTACGGTCCCGGCTTCGCCATCGCTCACGGCAGACATCAGGCCGATATACAGCATGGTAGGCTTGGCAAATGAGCCGGTCCTGAAAACGTGCGTTATAACTCCTGCTTCGGTGAAATTTGTAAAATGGGTCATATTGAGTCCTGTTTATAATTGATAGTTAAAAATCGACATCACCAAAGATTTTCCTGCTTGAGAAAAAATCAATGCCGGAATCTTTGGTGGCAGAAATATCGCCGTTAACATCTGGACCTATCCTTATTTGCCCCTTGCCTATCATTTGTAGATATTTGACGGCGTTTGCATAGCGTTTTTCGACCCCCTCAATAACCTGGTCTCTGTACAGATAGTAACGGGCGATATCGCAGGCAATGCGCACCAGGTTAGCCGGGACTGTCGTTAACGGCAGCGGGTAGGCGGTCAGATAGCCGTTAATCTCGGCATCGGCATCAGTCAACGCCTTGGTTAGCACCGTATCATTGATAACTCCCAGATTGTCAAAGTCGGTGAGCTGGATCAGTTCCACTTCGCTGAAGCAGTCAATCAGGTTTTGTTTGGTGGCGTAGGTCAAAGTTAAACCGCCATATAGATGCCAGGCACCATTTCAATATACAAACCATAATGACTAGCCGATGAATACATCAAAAAAGCCCATCATCATAAGCGGCTTGAGAAGCGGTCATAACGTCTATTAATCCAAGGTCTGACTTTATTTTTAGATAGGCTAGCACTGAGTCCAATACCTGCCCGTTTACCGAGCTAGTACCATGATGATAATTTGCCCCAGTAGCCCCCATCAAAATACAGTCATCAATATAGCTTTTTGCCTGTACATCAGTAATTTCGCCATCTGTTTGTACAGCATCATATTGATGTACCCATCCCGATCTTGATTTTGACCCTGATCCGTCCCTATCTCCTGTTGGCAGGCCTATTGATAGTGTATGCGCGTCATTATAAGAAGAGATATCTCGTACATGTTTTACACCCGATCTAATGATGGCTGATCGTACATAATCATCAACTGCGCCCTGCGGTATTGAAAAAAGTCGGTCGGCATCAGGAATCCCCAGATTTGTTAGACCTTCAATACCTTGCATAATATCAGTATAAATCGCCGAATCATCGTTTGTGGCCTGGCTATGATATGGATCGCTAACGTCAGCATACCCTACTGGCCCCAGTGATTTTAGACCACGGCTGCTGTACGACGGATGAGTCCAAGAATGAGAGCCTATTGCCCATCCATTATCATGAAGGTTTAACAGTTCTGTTTGAGTTAAATATCCTGTTGTACCAATTAAACTTGGGACACAGTATATTGTCCCTTTAAATCCGTAATACTCGACTATTTCCCTGTAACTCCTCCCTGATGCGGGGAGAATATCCGTCGTATTAAATGGATTTACTACGGTAGTAACGCAGTCATCATTACAAATTAAAAATCGTGCTCTTCCTTTGGTGCCGAAATATAGCGTTCCTACATCAATCGAATCACCAGAAACCCATTGACCCATATCATTGTTTTGACCAACTCTGATAATTGATATCTGATCTGTCCCATGAGTCCACGGATTAGCACCTCCAATAACGATTCCAGATATAGTGAAAAATTCCCACTCGTTAGCGGTCGGCTTCACATTAAAATGATAAATTAATGACTTGTCTGCGGCACCATTAAATAATGTAATGGTAGCGCCTAAATGGTGATACGTTGGATTTCTGATCCAAATGCCAACTGACGACTCTTTTCTTGATGATGTACTGAGAGCAGACGTTGTTACATTTTGTTGGCCGAAAGATTGGGTTGCATTGTGCGAGATGCGTAAAAACTGGTTTTGGTTTTCATAGTGCGGATGCATATCGCCGGCAGTCGTTGAAATTCTACTGACAGTTCCGGCTTGATTTGAAAGTGAACTTTCCCACATTGATATTCTTCGCCCATAATTTCCACCAAAAGTCTTCCCCTTTTTTTGTGTTAAATTATTATCTCTGCCGTTAATGCTCTGCCAAATCACGCCGTCTGACCAATAGAGCATAGCCCCTGCCCAAGCCGAGCCAACACCATAGGCAGCGGCTGTTGGCATGTCCCCAACGGTTTTGTAAAACATTGGCCAACGCGCTATCCCTTCACTTCCCGGCATCGTCTAATTCCCCATATTTTTTTTTGCTTTGCTTGGCTTAATCGGCGTGTCCATCGGTTCATCCAGCACGCTGTAGTGATCAGATGGAATAGCATCCGGCAACTCCCCCACGACCTCCAGCATTTCTCCCGCTTTGAACTCCATCGGGTGCGCCACTCGCATCACGCCATCCACATCATCAATGACATTGTGCAGGCGTGCGTCCAATTGCGCCGACGTCAACAGCAAACGGACGCCGGACGGCACGCGGATAACTTTATTGGTTTTGATCAACATGCCGTCCTCCGGATTACACGAATGTGGTTAATACGGAACGTTGCCAGTAGCCGTAGCCAACATTACGCATGGCTTTGACGCCATAGCGATGCACATCATGGGTAAACTCGATGTCGGAGCCTTCAGCCAGTGCGGACACCTTGATCGGCTCTTCTTCCTGGCGAATAAAGGCCGCAGTCGGGCCATCGGCACGGAACAACGCAAACTTGGTTGTCCAGGTCAGGCGGGCATTGACGACCAGACGGAAAGTAAAGCCTCCCAAGGAGCCCAACGCCTGGATATTATTCGAGGTTTGCCCGATAACTGTCGCGCCTAACGCTGTCGCAGCCGCGGCCAGGAACGGCACCGGCACAACTACCAGGAACTCGCGGGCGTTTTCGTTCATCGGCTCGCCCTGGTTATCCTTATAGCTCAACAGTTTTTGTACGGCATACAGGATGGCTGTCTGGAACTCGGCCGAAGTCGGCGCGGTCGTGGTAGTGATGTCGCTGGTAATGGAATTGCTTTGCGTGCCGCTATCGTCCTCGACGTGATCAGTATCATAGAAATACTGGCCGTCATAACAAAGCGCGCTTTCGGCATTGATGATCAGCGTTGACAGCAGGCTAGCCCAATGCGCATTGGCACGGCTGGCCAGCTCGTTAATACGGACATCGATCTGCCCGGATTTGTCGCGGCGAATCCAGTCGGTCGGGATCTCAAGCGTCGCCTCGAACTTCTTGTTAGCGATGGTGATGCTCTGCTCGGTAATGCCTTTGGCTTGCCGTGCGCCTACCCATTCGCGGAAGGCGGGGGATTGCCCCAGCCAGGCATAGGTTTCCGATTCCTGATCGGAGTTAAACAACATACTGACGCCGGGCACCCAGGTATCGCCGATATCCTGTTCCAAAGCGCGGTAAAACTTGCCGATAACGGCTCTACTGGTAATTAAACTGGGCATGACAACCTCTTAGAGTGAGCGCAATGATGCGGATTCGAAATAAACAACGACCTGAGTCCCACTGATGTAACGGAGAACCTTGCCGATTGCGGTGTTGGACGTCGAAGTCAGCGTAAAGGTATCGTCATCCGAGGCATAAACCGTTGCCCCCTCATCCGTTACGGCCGTTACGCCGGTCACAGATAACACGACGGCGCCCTTGGCCCGGACATGCACATTCTTGACGCCGGCCGCACCGGATGAATTATCGCACCGCATCAGCGCAAAACCGGCGAAGGGATCGGCGGCTGCCAATGGGCGGAAATAACCGGAACCGTTTTCCCCTACGGCAGCACCTTCGTAGATGATGTCGGAAGCAATGGCGGGCAAGTCGGTATCGAACTCGCCATGGAGTTCATAGGTGCGTGGCTTATCAACTGCTAAAGTCGTCATTATTTATCTCCTTTGATTTTTACCAGACCGCCGGCGTCTGCCTTGGCGAAAGCGGCATAAGTTTCAAAATCGCCGAACTCGGCGCGCAGTTCCGCGTTGGCGTTCCAGCTGGCCTTATGCGCGGTTTCGTCGGTGATGGGATCCTGATCGGTTGCGCCAGGGGCTTTGCCGTCCGTTTGCATCCCCGCTAACGCCGGCACTTCTGGCGCATTGGCGAGATAAGCGGATAACGCTTCGACCGTTTGGCTTTTAGCCCACGCCTGCAACCCGGGCGTCGGCAGCCTGGTTAAATTGCTCTTGATCAAGTCATCGATCTCGGACGCTGCCACTTTCGTGGACAATGCGGCCAGCTGGGTTTGCAGCTCAGCCACAACGGCAACCGGCACAAACCGGATGGGGTCAGGCGCTTTCAGCGCTTCGATCTGCGCCGATAGCGCGGCGACCTGAGCCGCTTGTTCTTTAAGTGTATTAATGGCGGACAGAACGGCGCCATCGTCTGCGCCCTCCTGGAGACCTAAGGCGGCTAGATGCTCTTTATTCATCGTGTTCTCGCTGGTGGGTTGGTAAAAGTTAAAATGCGCAGCCGCCAGATCATTCAGTCCGTCGAGCGCGGGATAGTTGACTAGTGCCGCCATCAGCAGGCCGGTCACGTCGCCGGTATTCGGGTTATAGGTTAAAACGGGGCTGATGTAGCGGTACTCTCTGGCCTCTATTGAGGTCTGGGCCGCCGCTGTCCATTGCACGTCGGTGGCATACAGGCCGTTGCCGGCACGCCATTCCAGTTCGCCGAACCATCCCGCCGCGGGCGCCGGCTTGCCATTGGCCTTGCTGTGCAGGGTCTGGTGCTCGTAGTCGATCAGGTATTTATCCGTCTGCTTGCCTGCGGCTGTCAGGATGGCGGCGGCGCCTACATCGTTCATGGTCCAGCCCGGCAAGCCTTGCGGGCGACCGTCCTTAGCCTTGAACCGGCCGGCGGGCAACAGCTTGATTTCAGTGGGCGCAGTGCCGCCCAGCTCGATAAGCTGCGCGGATAAGGCAATAGTCAGGGATTTGTTTTTGCTCATGGGCTGAATGATAGGCAGTCATGAGGCAAGGGGGATTATGAAACGCTTCGGAATGGGTCTGGCAGGAGGAGGACCATTGCGAGGAGGTCCTCGCAATGGTCAGGTGTGGTTACTCTACTACATAAATCATGTTTTTGTAACTAGCCCGTAAATTGGGTTAGGCGATAGCCGTAACCCAGCACACCGAAGCGGCCAATGTTGGGTTACGCTAGCGCTAACCCAACCTACGCACTATAGGCTTTCAAATCTAATGTTTAGTCTTTGGGCTTTAAATTTTTAGGTCCATTGCAATAATAGTAATCGGCAATGGTGCTGCTGTTTTCGCTGGCTTTATATCCCGTGAAACCTGTTGATGCGACTGTGAGCGCTTCAGCCTGGGTTATTACGACAGTATCAGCGCCGAATGTTGTCGCTCTCTGTTTATGCCAGTTCAGGCAGGCATTAGTTCTTAAACTGCAAGGCTCTTGCATTTTGTAAACACATTTTTTATCCGGGACCTGCGGCTCAATCCTGACATATTGCCAATTTGGGTATTTGCTGTTTGTACATCCACCCATCAAAACACATAATGCCGCAATGATGATTTTGTTTTTCATAGCGTTCTCCATCAAGGTTAAAATAAAATATCCCGCTTATTATAGTCAAGCAGGGCAGACATGCCTTCAATAACGCCCATTCTCGCAACGCATAAACTTTATAAACGGGGTCTATTGGCTTTTGGCTACACAGACAAGGCAAGCTAAAAAAAATGCCTTAAATCGCAATTTTAATCAAACAAGTCCATATTCAGCACAGGCACCTCATCGGCCTGGCAAATCGTGATGATTTGCCGCTCCGTGAGGCCGTATTTCCGGCACAGGCTAAAATTGTCCTGGCCTTCTAACCGCTCCTGACGAATCCGGACATTCCTGACCGCCCGTTTTGCCGCTTCCGCTTTGGGGATTGACAGCAGCTCGCCGCCAAAGGCCTGGCAGAATTTGCACGCAGCAACGTACCCCAGTAACTGGCTAAGCGCATGGTCCGGGGATACCTGCATCGGCACCGATAAATGGCCGCCGCCGTATGCGCTCCAGATTGCCCACATCGTGGTCTCGCCGCAGTATTCAGCGATCTGCAGCAGGCTGGCAGGCAACAGGTGCTTGGGTAGTTCGCTCATAAAAAGCCACGATCTATAAGACTGTCAGGATCAATTTTAAGAAGAATTGCTAACTGCTGTGTAGCTGGTTCCAATCGCTTAAATCTGTGTCGCCAATACCAACGACGAAAATATCTGCGCAACTTCTGCATTAGCGTGCCAGCCATTTTTTCAGCTGTTCGATAATGGCGCTGGCTTGTTCCGTGCTGAGCCATTGCAGGGCATCGATCTTGGTTGCGCGTTTCACGTAAGCCGCCAAACTTTCTTCGGCAGGATTGCGCACCTTGCCGGCATTGTGCAGCTCCAGCCACAACGCACGGATTTTTTTAGACTGGGCATCATCGGCCAGTTTACGATTTGGCACTGCCGGCACGGCCTCTTTTTTATTGCCCGATTTGTACGCAACCTTAAAGCCCTTGCTTTTCATATTCTCAACGGCGATAAAGAGCTGTCTATTGGATAAGGAAGTGGCCGAGTATCGGCCGTTGAGCAGCGACGCGCCCATGGTAGGCAGCCAGATGCCATAGTAAAACTCGTCATCCCATTGCAACTGTTCCTTGCCTACTCTCAGCAAGGTGTAAAAGCGTTTTCTATCAAACTCGGATTGTCTATTTCTATGTTGCATAAAAAACTCATTAAAATTTGTGTGGCAGTTGATGTGTTGGGTTACGGCTATCGCCTAACCCAACCTACAACCACAACCGCATCAGGGTGTTTTTTTTAAAATTCCCTGCCAGTTTGGCGGGGGGTTGGTTTTGGTCTTTTTTGCCGCTTGTTCAACAAGCTCGGTCAACGGCACCAAGCCCGTTGCTGCCCCTGCTTGCCCCCTATTACGCTGCGCCTCGATCTTTTTCGCCTCCGCTAACGCCTGCTTCTTTTCGACTTTGCCCATCATGATGGCCAGCAAATAACCGTTGGACTTGAGCGGCAGTGCCAGCGATGCCGGCTTGTTGCTAACCAGGTGCATCATGACGCCTTCCCATACCTGGGCAGGCATGGGATGAGTGATCCCGTTACGGACCAGCGTTCCGGACTTGATCATCGGCATCAGCTCCTGAGTCAAGGCCAGACGCCGGGACCAGCGCAAGGTTTGTTTGTGCGGCTTGAACAGCTCCAGATACCGGAGCAAGGCGCCGATCATACTGGGCGTTAAGCTTTGTATCAGAGCCGTCCATTCATTCCCCGCGGCCAGCTCCATGCCCTGAATAATGTCGATCGATTCCCCGCAATACGGGCAGTCGAAACTGCACGACATTAAAAAAGCCCTGCCCAGGGATTGGCATCGCGGGAACTTTGTACATTGGCCTCACCCATCCGAATTATTTTGGTTTTGGGGTCGTTCCTCCTGGCCAAGATAAGCCTTTTCTGGTTCCGTAATTGCCGCCCGACGTGGTCATGCTGGCCCATTAAAAAAGACCGTGCCAGGTTATTGTCCAGCCCACTGAAGGCGCCCTTATTTTGTTGAGATGTGCGCGTTCTGGTATATGATTCCACCCATGTCTTCACCTCGCCCTCATCCCAATGGACTTCCCTTGTGTGCGCCTTGATATGCTTTGGCCGAGGGAAGTTATCGCTCCTCACTAGCTTTCGCGCATTACAGATTGAACACTTCAACATGTCGGCGAGACTCTTGATGGTAACCGTTGCCATCAGACACCCCCCATATCCAGCACTATCTGGCGGTATTTATCCGTGCCGTCAACCCGCTCATAGAGGCGGATATACTCGGATGTTGAGGTGATCTGAATGGAATCCCTCAACGCCTCCATCGCCGCTTGCCAGTCGGCATCATCGATTTTCAGCCGCATCAGGCTAAATATGCGCGCAGTATTGATATTGCCCTGCTTGTCGGTCTGGAAGGCATGTTCAACCAGTGCCCTGATGTGGTCGTTGCTGCCCTTGACCCATTCATGGATGCAGTCGTCAACCAACTGTTTGGCAATATGCAAGCGCTCATCAAATACCAGATTTTCAGAGACGGCAAGCAGCACCTTGTACTTGCCGTCAAAACTGGTGAGTTGCAAGTTCCCCTTGCGCCCGCCCATTTTTACCCCGTACTGCCCGGCAGAGATGGCCAGGAATGCGGCAATATCCGATTGGGCCGACTGCTTGAAGGCCCGCAAGGCGCTTTGCGCCTGCCTGCCGTTGGCGATAATGCGAAGTACCGTGTCATCTCGCAACAAGTCCAGGGGCTTGATCATCGAGCTCGGCGTCAAGCGCCCGAAACTGTCTGGCCGGTAACCAAAAGGGATTTCTCCCGGGTTCGTTTTATTCAAATTTTCAGTCATGGTTAGTCCTCGTCTTCGAAGCGATTGATTGCGACCAGGCACATAACCATGATCCCCACAAAGGCACCAAAAAAAGTGCCCGCAATAAATGCTACAGCTAACATATTCATATTATTCCTCCAGTCTTACTATGGATTTCAGAAATTTACCGGCCGCCATCAACAATGCGGTTCCGGCTAGCATGGCGGCAAAAATCAGCGGGGCCGCGACCCGTTTCAGCGTGTTCATTGCTCCCCCCAGGGTTTAATTTTCGCTCTCGGTTTGTACCACTCCACTTCTACGCCATCCACCAGCGCGCTATAGTCGGCAAAATACTGCATGCCGTTAAAGCTGTAACCGCGATAGCGCGAATCAAGCTCCCGAGTAGCCTCGCAGGGTTTTACAGTAATCCCTGGTATGGCGCCCAGGCGTATGGAAATAATGGTAAAGCCCCTCGCGATAAGCTTGTTCATCACCACGCTGACCTTGCCAAAGGGCATATAGCCGTGCTCGGTTTGTAACTGCGCTTGTTGTGTGCTCATGCCTTCACCTTCATTGCGTTTCTTCGTGCTGCTAAAAGGCGTGACTCCTTGCGGCTTTGCTTCATATAGCATCTTTCTAGGCGCTGGCGTTGCTCTTCCTGCTCCTGGCTTTCCAGTTGCAGCTCAAAATCTGCGCGACGCAAACAGCTACGTAATAGATCGTTGTAGTTTTTTAATTGCATGATTAAGCCTCCCGGATTAAATCCGCTGAAACGGTGGTAAAGCCCAATGTTGCTGCTGTGTTTAAGGCAGCGGTCACCAGGTTGTTGATCATCAGGGGATACATCAGGCTGACGGTTTCCCGTGACTGTTTGTTAGCTTTGGCAAGGATCAGCCGGGAACGGATGCCGTCCATCGCGTCTTTATCAAATATTTCGTCTACCGGCTTGCCGATCCGGTTAAACTTGAAGCGTAAATAGGCCTCCAGCTGGCTATCCAGCGGCGCCAATTCGACCACCTCGCAGCGCTGCACGACTTCGCGCACTTCCGGCGAGCGCTCGGACAATTTGGTTTTCAGCTCGGTCTGTCCGATCAGCACGATACTGACCAGCTTTTTAAAGCCGTCCTCCAGCTCAAAGAAGCGCTTTAAATGCTTCAGGGTTGGTATGCTCAAGCCATGCGCTTCCTCGATCACCAGGACATGGCTAAAGCCCGCCTTGCGGCTTTCCTTCAACAGCCTGTGCAGCTGACGGCCTTTCGCCTCCATCGACTGATAAGGGCGTTCCAGCGGTGCCAGGGCGTGAATCATGCAGTCGGCAATACTGGCGGCCTTCAGGGTCTTGCCTTTCTTGTCGTTATCCTCCATGCCGAGAATGTAGGGGCTCATGACCAGAATCGGCGCATCTTCACGAAAAATGCGCTCTTCCAAATCCTTGCGCAGCGTGGACTTGCCGGCGCCGGATTCGCCCACGACGGCCATAAACCCGCCCAGCTTGGCGGTCGTCCACAGATATTCGCGGACATAGCGAATATCGGGGGTTATGAACACGTCGTCGGCTTCCTGCACGTCGTTTTCAAAGGGATCCCGGAAAAGGCCAAACTGCTTTTTTGCCTGTGGCGTTAAACTCTGTTTTCGTAGTAACATGTCTTGGACCTCCTCGGTCAGGGCTGGTAAAGTTCCGTCAATCTCAACATTGCCGGAAAGGGGTTCAAACATCGCTGCGTCAACAGCGATGTTTTTGTCTGCAAGGGCTTCCCAAATACGCCCTTTTAATTTCTTCATGGATGGCTTCTTCGGCCATTGCCCGTGATTCAACAGCTGGGCAATGGCCGCGGGGCTCATGTCGATCATCCTGGCCAGTTCCGCCTGGCTGACATTGGCGGCCTGCATCACGGGTTTTAGTGCCAGCATGACTTGCCCTCTTTTGAGTCTGGCTTTGTCTCGGCAGCCGCAGCCCGCTTCATTTCCAAATTAAAATCACTAATCGCTTTTTCAATCACCGCCATCATTGCGCTGGCTTTGGTTGGTTTTTGCACGGCAGCGTTTTTCTGCTCCTGCTCAGTCAGTATGCGCATGGTTGATATGTCAACGCCGTTGGGTGCTTTGGGGTTGTCCTCAATCACCAGGATGGTTTTCATGGGGTTACCTCAACGACTTGTGCCGGCTGAAACTGATCGCAGCACGCAGCAATCGACGTGGCAAAAGCCCCTTTGCTGCATCGTGCCAAAATGCTTGGTTCCCTGTTTAGCACTAACAGGTAAGCGCAAAACTCGCAGCGCGGGTGCTTATTGCCCGGTCTCCAGCCTTGACTATGCCGGACTTGCTCGGCCCAGGTGCCATATTTATCTGCTCTCATTTTTTTACCCTCTTGGTTAGTTAATTGTTAAATTGCTTGCAGTCTGGCTTTGCCGCTTACGGTTCTACCCGCGCGCAGGTCTGCCAACACCTGTTCAAGTTCCGGCTCGGTCGCGCCGTCCGGAAACCTTTTTATTATGTCCACCAATAAGGGCGGCTGATAATCCGCTTTCAGCCGCCCTTGCAGCCATTTGGCCATTCGTACGGTGTTCATGCGCTCCAGCTCCCGCAGCGGCGTGTCCAGGTTGCGCACCGTTTCTCGGGTGGGCAAATAGGCCGGATGCCGGTATTCGTCGGACTCCTTATAGGGATTGATGCGGCCCCCGAACGGCGCGACTTTGGCTTTCCGGTTGGCTTCGGCCTCGCTGTCGGTCTCCGCATTCATCGCCAGGCGTTCCAAACGCTTGCGGGCGGTTTGCGCCGGCGTATCGTCATGGCGCTTGTGTTCCTCGCCAAGCACGGCGCCATCGCTGAACCAGCCCCACTCGGCATCACGGGCCTTGACGGGGAGTTGCTGAAATACTTCACGGTTGTTTTCGTCATGCAATACCGCCTGGGCAAAGTCGGCATCGAACGCGCAACGGGTAATCATGATCTTTTCACCCACCATCACCCCCGGCACCTTGGACACGTCGTATTCGCCCCCCTTGAAGTTGACGGTCAGGTACGGCGTGACCTTGCATTCCTTGGGCTCTTCGCGAGCCAGCAACAGCAGTTGTTCGGTATCGAGCTTGGTCGTGATCAACTGCTCCGGCTTAATGCGCTGCCAGGCGGCATAACGGGTCTTCTGGTGACGGCTATGAATGCTGGTCGCGTTGAACCAGTGCGCCCACTTTTGCCCCAGCTCATTGAGCTGCTCCACGCTGCGGATATGCACGGCCATTTTCAGGCCGGATTCCAGGCCCAGCTCCACCACGTCGTGCATCTTCTCTACCTGGCCCTTGGCTCGTGCGCCCTGGGCAAATTCCAGGCGGATGCCTAATGCTTTGCACAGGTTTTTGAAGGTGGCCGAACGGTTGGCGCTGCCCCGGTCCAGGTAAATAATCATCGGGATGCCGTAAAACGGGTATTGTTCGCGCTGCCGGATGGCCTGTATCAGCAACATACACAGGCTTTCCGTGCTCTCGCCGCCGAAGGCGAAATAGATAAATACCGCACAACTGGCGTGATCGGTAATCAGATAGCGCTGGACCAGGCGGTGTTCGATCTTGGCGAAGTGGCTCAGCTTGTTCTTGTATTTCTCTGTCGTCTCCACCTCGGTAATGCCGTAGCCGGGCTGATCCGGCAGCTTGTACAGCACGCACAAGGAGGCATCGATTTGCCAGACATGATTAGGGTGCTTGCTCTTCAAGGTCATCACAGGGTCCGGAGCCAAGACCTGTTCCGGATGCAGGCCGTACCCCCGCAAGGCGTGCTGGATGGCAGAGTCGGACAGCGGGACTATTTCGCCGGTTTCCTCGTTAACGGTGCCTGCGACAATCACGCCATTGGCCCGCAGCTCTTTAACGGCGGCCTGCATGGATTTGGTCTTCTTGTTGTTCTTGCGGATATGTTCCAGCACATAGGCGCTGATGATGTGCGCCTCGTCCAGAGACAATTGCGTGCTACCGGCGTCGGCGCGACGTTTGCGTTGGTCGCGTACGCTGATCTTGCCTAATTTACGATGCATGGTTTGCATACTGATTCCCAACTCGGCGCAGGCCTCGCGATAAATCTTGCCCCGCTCGCCATGACCGGCACTCTGCGCGACCATCGCGACGAGGGACAAGCGTTGAATGATGACAGCTGACATAGATCATTCCTTTTCGCTCAGGCTATCGGTTACATTGGGCGACGCGGCATACTGCTTTTCGATGCTGGCCATTACATCCTCTCTCATCCATTCAGGCGTCAGGTCTTCTGATACGGTGGCCGGCAGACTGAAGTCACTGCGCAAAATAGCCAGCTCGCGGCCTATCTCGATCAGGCAACCGCCGGCAAAGGCCGAGTGGTCGCCGGGCAATTCACTTAAATCCTTGATGCCTTTGCGCAGCGAGGCCATGACCGCCGCCTTGATATGGGCCGCACAGGTTTGCAGGTTGGCGCGCGCATCTAGCACGGCTTGTTCGGCGCTGACAGGCTTGAGACGTTGCCGACCTTCAAGACTGATCAGCTTTTCCGCCTGTTTGTCTATCGTTGCATTTTTGTCCTGAAGCACTTTATCCTTGTCCTCAATGCGTTCTTTGTATTCGCGAAGGGCTTTCCTTAGCTCGGATGCGCTCATGCGCTCTATGTCATCCATTGTTACACCGCGGACGGTATCGCCCTTTTCAAGCGCCTCGACTTCGCCATCATCTAAAATCAAAAGCTCTAACATTTTTGTTGGGTTCCCTACTGATTTCAAAACGGCCGTTGACGGCCGTTTTGAAAATTTCAGGGTTGCCGCCATAAATTTACGCGCTACTCTTTCATCAATACCCTCTTTTCCCAGTTCGTTAGTAAATTGGCCATGCGGCGTCATCTCTTTCAGAATCAATAACCGCCGTCCCGCCTCAAGCACATGCTCGATAGAACTGCGCATTGAGGATTTGATGCCTAATATTAATTCCCGCTTTGACAGCGATCCTTCATAACCTAGCTCCAGTGCCAGCGCCTGCACATTCTCGGCGGCTTCAACTTCCAGCTTATCCAGCAAATCAACCGCATCGACCATCGTATAAATGTTCGGCGTGTTCTCGTCAGTCACGACAAATTGCGTTATTTCGTTTTTATTTTCTGTTCTAGCCATTGTTTTTCCCCGGCAAGTCAAAATTGCCTATTTTCTCCACCCAGCCTTCTTCCATGAGCTGGTAAAGGGCTGCGTTAAAGCCAAAGCCATCTTCTATTAACTTCTCGAATTGATTGATTAACTGCTCCAGAATGTCGGCTCTCAGTTTCCCGCTGGTCGTCATGTCCTTGAAAAAGTCTGTGTACCCCGACATTTTTGCTGTTCTAATAACATCCCCTTCCTGCAAAGCTTTAAATAGCGTTGCTTTCACAATTTCCCTGTTGTCCAACAGGATTTTGCCAATTGCTTTCCCATACTGGCTACTGACTTCCCTGCGTTTTGGGTCAAACGCAATCTTTGTTACATTCATTTTTCTACTCTCGTTATCCGGTTTATTGAGGTCTGGATGCGGCTTTCTGCCTCATTCAGGGAATTAAGAATCTGCAAGGCCCTTTGTCCCAGGCGATGGCTGGGGCGGATGCGCCCGGTCTCGGTAATCCTTTCGGCAAAGCCGGCGCTTTCCAGTGTGCCCACATAACGGGTGATGTCGCTGGCGCTAAAGCCGGTTTCCTTGGCCAGTTCGCCCGGGCTGAAGCCGTGCGCGAAGTTGCGCAATAACACATCCAGCACCGCCAGGACCTTGCCTGCAGATTTATTATCTTGAGTCGCCATTGCGAAAGCTCCGGGTGATGGGTTCAAGATAGAAATAACGCTTGTATATTGTGCAAACGGTTTTTATCATGTGAAAACGAAGCCGTCTTAAACCCGCTTGGTTATGTTTCATAATGGCTCCTAAGCAATGAGGGTTAAACGTGCCGGTGGTCGGCAATCGAGGCCTGCCGTACGGATACGTTGCTGCATGCGTTGCACGTTGCGGCGGTTCATGCCATTACGTTGGCCGATTTGGACTTGCGTATAACCGGCCCGGGTATCGGTGCGAACGCCAGGCCACTTGGGATGTTTGGCGTAGAGGTCGGCAAGCATTGAATGGTGTTCGGTGACCAGCAGCTCGTTGAGTTTGGCTTCCATGCGATTAAAGGCATTGATGAAGGCGATTTTCCACAGGAAGGCTTTTTGTCCGGTAAAGCCCATGGCCACCATGGTGAAACCATCGCGGGTCAGGTTGTACATGGGTTGAGTTTTATTCTGCTCATTTTGGTATGAGGACGCCTCAAAATTGAGGCGTCGAAAGCTCTCATCGGGGCAATTTTGCAGGATGTTTTTAATGTCCCGCAAAACGTTGTAATGCAATTTATCGAACTTTTCTGCCAGCATTAACGAGGTGGTGAAAACGTGGCCTTGCTCGATGGTTACGATAGGTTTGGGTGTGGTCATGGCGTTTCTCCGGAAGGATTAAGCAGCGGATTTAAGACCAAGCTTTACAGCGATTTCATAGGACTTGCCATATTTCGCTTTTGATTGGCCATTAAGAATGCGGTAAACCTCATTAACCCGGTAGCCGTTTTCTTTTGCCCAGCCACTAAAGGTAATGCCGCGTTTTTGAAATTTATCTTTAACCTGATCGGGGGTTAGTGTGTTGTTCATTACGCCGCTGGCTAAAAAATCAGCCTTAACTTCGTCTGGTGTTTTTAGGTCTTGAGTTGCGGCTTTCGTTCTTAGCATACTGACCTTGCTATACCGGGACGAAAAATTGGTAACAGTTAATATCATTCTCTTTCCTCTAGTGGTTGATGGTGTTATTGGGTAATTTTTAAACCCGTTAAGGCTTGTAGTTTCTCGGATATGTCGCGGCCAATACCGTATTGACCAAGGCGGATGCCTCGTACGACATCGGATACATCGCGAAACTTGAAGCCGTATTTGTCAGCAAAGTCAGTCAGCGTCATCTGATGGTCTTTTCTCAGACGATGCTTGATGTCATTGCTCTTGGCTTTGTTAGCAGTCATGATTTAACCTGTTAGTTATTGTTAATTTGTGTTGTTCGGTGTTAATTATTGTATGCAATTGCATACATGTAAAGATTTATTTATGTATGCGGGTGAATACTTTGGAAAAGCGACTACAAGAAGAGCGTCAAAGACTGGGGTTAACGCAGGATGAATTGGCCGAAATTGGCGGGGTGAAGAGGCTTTCACAAATAAATTATGAATCTGGAAAGAGGTTTCCTGACTCGCAATATTTAATAGCAATCGCCGCAGCCGGTGCGGATGTGAATTATATTTTGACCGGCAACCGATCCCATTCAGCCGCCACCGCAGCACTCACCCGCGAAGAAGCCGCCCTGCTGGACAACTTCCGCCATATTGAAGATAAAGGAGATCAGGCCGCCGTCAAACGCATGGCCCTACTAGCCGCCGCCGCGGCCAAGCATGAAAAGGAATCGAAAACGTGGAACGGCGTAGACCGCCGCAAGAATAATGGCTAGGTGTAGGGCGTAGGTTGGGTTAGCGCTAGCGTAACCCAATATTTGTTGTTCGGTGTGTTGGGTTACGGCTAGCGCCTAACCCAACC